CAAAATCTCATCCACTTTAGACGGGTCTTTTTCGTCTGTAGCATGAATACAAAACCAAACACAATCAGTAATCGCTTTAACGCCGTGAATCAATCCAGCCTTAATCTCTAAACAAGCAGGGGCAGTCACAATATCAATCTCGTCACCACGCAAAACAGCAACCTTACCTTCAGCCAAAATAGACAAATGACTAAAGTTATGGGTGTGCTTTAGGATGGCTACACCAGCAGGAAACCTAGCTTCCTTTGCATACAGTCCATCAGAAAAGTGGTGTGTAATCATAGGTTTACCAAGGCAATGGCGTGTTCTGAGGCGTAACAGGCGGCGTAATCATGGAGTTGAGTTGACCTTGTACGCATTCTTGGGCATTCAGCATATCTTGAGGAGAAATCCAGCCAACAACGATTTCAGGTGTTAGCTGGTCGTATGGTGTGACAGCCCCAACTTGCTCAGATGAGTCAAAGTGAGTTATGCCCCGCACAGATGATGTGAAGCCGCTATCAACACCAACAACTTCCCATAACATACTGACAACATAATTTGGGTCAGGTTGCTGTATGGTGTTCATAACAAGGATTGTGGTTGTAAAGGTTGTCATGTTTTGCTTTCTTGATTGGCTTTGTAAGCGTCTAACTCGGCTTTAAGTTCTTGAATGGCTTTTACTAAATAAGGTACAAGATTTTGAGTTAAAGATAACATTCCATCTGAATCTTCAGTTATTTGTTCTGGTAAAACTTCTTTGTATTCTTGAGCAATAAAACCGATATCATGTTTGTCATCTTTAATGTAATCAAACTCTACTGGTCTTAAAGATGAAATTACAGATAATCCTGATTCTAAAGATACAACATTCTTTTTAATTCTTACATCAGAAGTTACATTCCATGTACTAGCATTTGCACCATTATAAGCACCAGATGTACCACCAATAAATGCTGTATTAGAACCTTTACCAGTAATGCTTGCACCAACAACAACTTCATTTGTAACTGCTACTCCTGATTGAGTTGCAACATAGCCAATATATGTATTACTAGAGCCAGTCGTTATTCCATACCCAGACTGAAAGCCCACAGCAGTGTTAGAGTTACCTGTTGAATTTGTTGTTAACGCCTCATAACCAACAGCTACGTTTTCTTTTGCACTCAGGTTTAATTTTGAAGCATTGTAGCCAATAGCAACGCAGCCATCGCCTGTAGTATTGGTAAACATAGCATCAGCGCCAACGGCTACGTTGTTGAAACCCGATGTGTTGCTGTAAAGCGAACTACCGCCGATGCCAACATTAGATGTGCCTGAGTTGCTTGTGTACAGCGCTGCAAATCCGATGCCGATGTTGCCTGCGCTACTCGTATTGGTGAACAGCGAATCCAAGCCAATAGCCACGTTATTGTTGCCAGTAGTGTTGTTGCTCAAAGAAACTGTTCCGATGGCTGCGTTGTTTGCGCCTGATGTGTTGTCGAACAGCGCAGAGCGACCAATGGCAATATTGGAGTTGCCGCTTGAGTTTGTTTCTAATGCGCTTACGCCAACGGCTACGTTGTTCACGCCAGTGGTGTTTGTAATCAATGCCCGTGAGCCAACGGCTGTATTTCTAAGCCCACTTGTGTTTGCAGCTAAAGCAGATGCGCCAACAGCGGTGCAGTCTGCTCCCGATGTGATTGCGCCCAGTGTGCTAGTGCCCAATGCAGTGTTGGTGGCTGTGGATGTCAAACCACGACCAATTTTTACCCCGTTGACTGTAATGTCCGATGCAGAGAAATCATCAACCTTGGTTGCAACAGCAGTTGCAATATTGTTGAACTCAGTATCAATCTCAGTACCTTTGACAATCTTTAAAGCATTGCCAGAAGATAAACCATCTTTAGTGGCAAAGTTAGTTGATTTTGTGTAATTAGACATTGTTATTCCTTTAACTTATTTTGCCATTTATGGCTTGAATTTCAATCTTTTGGATAGACAACGCAGAGCCATTTATATCTGTTTCATATCCAGTTTGCACAACCTTACCTGAACCTGACGCAGAAACAGATAATGTTTGTAGAGCAACACCATCAGAGTATTGTGCAACTACAGTGGCATTTGCACCATACTCAGCAATGTTGTAGTAAGACTCGCCTTGCGATGGAATAACAGTGTTGTCAGATAAATAGTTGGTCTTAAAGTCAAACCCCCATTTAAAGGTAACAGTCTGATTTGTACCGCCAATCACCACAATTGACAACTTCTTCAAAATAGAAGTTTGATTCTGATTCCCAAGGTCTGCATGGTTCGTGTAGTACAACAGACGATATGAAGATTGGTGATCTTGATAAGTGTTGTACAAACCAATGTAACCATTCTTGCCAATGTACAAAGTACCATCACGGCGAGACAAGAAAGAAGTTGGTGTTATAGAGTCCCAAGTTGTTGCTCTTGCCGCACCATCAGGCAAATAAGCCTTAGTGTCAAAACAAAATAAACCGCCTGTAGTTGGTGTTGTCAACAAATAAAACGCTTCACGCTCTGAATAAACAGACTTAATATTTGCTAATGTCTCTCCATTAACAATAGACATCAAGTCATTGCGAATGTTCTTAGACAAATCTCTTTCAGGAGAAGACTTCTCTTGAATTGTTCTCATCAAAGAACGTACACCAGAGTTAGACAAGAAAAGCACATCAGTGCTAGTAGTCTGAATACTGTCTCTTGCAATGCAACCAATACCTTCAACAGTGTCGCTCAACACCATAGTCGATGGAGTGGTTGCACCCGAATAGATAAGGATTTGTCTTTTACCAAAGATAAACAAAAATCCATTGTGACCCGCTAAACCAGTGATTTGGTCAGCACCATTAACCCACGCATTGTTTATGTTTAAGCTACCAGCCGTTCCTGTAGACCAAACATGACCAGAAATCAAGTCTGAGAAGAAGACTGTAGCGTTATTTGATGTTGTAGTTGCTGCCCACAATCTACCAAAAGCAGAAATTGCAATATTGGCATCTGGAACAGTAGCAGCATAACCCGTCTTCTCTGATACTCTACGATAGGTTGTAGTACTAACAGCAGGGTCAAATATTAGAGGATTGTGACCAGACTGAAAAAAGTATGTGATGCTATTCAAGGATGCACACTGCCAATTACTGTCAGTAATAGTTGGTGCAGTACCGCCACCACCATAAGTTAACTCAGTAACAGCATTAGAGCCATCAAGTTTAAACAACTTGTTGTTTCCTGCAAACAATATAGTCAAAGTGCCATCAGCTTGAACTAACTCATGGATGACCTTAACGTCATTAGCGCCTAAATCACCGCTAGATGAATTGACCCTTGAGAAACCTTTGCGTGAACCCATACGACCATATTGGTCAATGATGCAGTTTGTCGCAACCAAAGCAAATCCAGACGCAAGATCAAGAGGGGAGTCTTGCGTATTCAACCCATAAAGTGCAGGGGCTGAAATGCTAAAGGTTTGTATTTGTTGACTCATACCGCAACAAACTCCTGATTCTCAGGATAGCGAGTGCCTTCCAGAGCAATGTAATCAGACAGCATAGATTTATATAACAGGTATGCCTCAGAAGAAGACAAACCACCATCTTCACCACGCTCAACTAAAGCACGAGAATAGGCATTCTGAACCACTAAAACGTCAGGGACAGACACAACAGTTGCATCTGACGCTAGGGTAGCTTGTGGCACTGTTAAAGCAAATTTGATTGTGTAAACACCATCAGGTATTGGGTATAGATTTACCTTAGTGTCATAGCTACCATCAACGCCATCAAAAGCAAATTCTGTAGGTATTTGATTGGCAAGTGGCGTAAAGTTTAGTTTGCGGTTCATGTCCACAAAGCTGATGTTTGTAAGACCAACATTGCTTGTAGTATTGATTACATCCATTACTTGAAACTTCTGACCAGCACCTGTCAGCGAGTAAGCTGATGTAGATGCTACTGTGGTAACAGTAATGGTAGTACCTAAAGCATTCCAACCAAAAGCATCTTCAATTTGACGTTTGGCATCATTGACAAACTTGCCAATCAGCGTTGAATAAGATGTTTCGGAAACAGTAGAGACTGTTGTCTCACGCAACCTCACAAGTACATCGTTTACAAGTTCTAAGTAAGTCA